GGCTCGGCGGCTTCTCCTCCGGCTGGTTCACCTTCGGCACGGTCGAATGGACCGCTGGGGTCAATGCCGGGCGGCGCGCCGAAATCATCGCGCATGACGTGACCGACGGCATTGCGGTGCTGACGCTGCTCCAAGCGCCCGTGCGGTCCATTGCCGGAGGCGACGCCTTCATTGTCCGCGCAGGCTGCGACAAGCGACTAGAGACCTGCGGCGCGAAGTTCGCCAATACCGCCAACTTTCGTGGCTTCCCGCACATCCCCGGGCAGGATGCGGTTCTCCGCTATGCCACCAAGGATGGCGGGCACGAGGGGGCAGTGCTGTGACGCAATCTCTCTCATCGGCTGACCCTGTCCGCGTCATCACCATCGCCCGCTCCTGGCTTGGCACGCCGTATCACGACCAAGCCAGCCTCCGGGGCGTTGGCTGCGACTGCCTCGGGCTGGCACGGGGCGTCTGGCGCGAGGTGGTCGGGCCAGAGCCATTCCCAATCCCGCCCTACAGCCGCGACTGGGGCGAGACCGGGCCCCGCGAGGTTCTTGCGGATGGTGCCCGGCGCATGATGCCGGAAATCGCAGCTTCAGATGCCGGTCCCGGCGCGCTGGTGCTGTTCCGCATGACCCCGCGCGCCATCGCCAAGCATGTCGGAATCCTCACCGGACCCGACAGCTTCATCCACGCTTATGAGCGCCTCGGCGTGATTGAGGAACCGCTCACCCTGTCTTGGCGTCGGCGCATCGCCTTCGCATTCCTGTTTCCACAACGCTGAGATCCCCACATGGCCACCCTCGTTCTCGGTGCCGCAGGTGCCGCCATTGGCGGTAGCATCGGCGGCGCAATTCTCGGCGTCAGCGCAGCCACCATCGGCGGCTTCATCGGTTCCACCATCGGATCGGTCGTCGACAGCTGGATCATCTCGTCGCTTTCGCCCACCCAGCGCATTGAAGGCGCGCGGTTGGACAATCTGCGCATCACCTCGGCCACGGAAGGTGCGGTGATCCCACGGCTCTACGGCCGCATGCGGATTGGGGGCAACATCGTCTGGGCGACGGATTTCCGCGAGGAGACCAAGACGACCACGCAGGGTGGCGGCAAGGGCGGCGGGGGTGGCGGCAAGGTCAAGACGACTGAGTATTTCTACTACGCGTCCTTTGCGGTCGCGCTCTGCGAGGGGCCGATCACCGGGATCGGACGCATCTGGACCGATGGGAAACTGCTGGACACTGCCGGGATCACCTGGCGCTGGTATCCGGGCGATGAGAGCCAGATGGCCGATCCGTTCATTTCGGCGAAGATGGGCGCGGCCAACACGCCCGCCTATCGTGGTACAGCCTATGTCGTTTTCGAGGATTTACCGCTCGGGAATTACGGCAATCGCATCCCGCAGATGAGTTTCGAGGTGTTCCGCCCGCTTGCCGATTTCGATACAGCGGAAGGGCTGACGCAGGCTGTCACCATGATCCCGGCCTCTGGCGAATTCGCCTATGCCACGCAGGGCATCCGGAAGGGCAGTAGCGGGTCGTCTGAGCCCGAAAACCTCAACGCGCTGACCGACACCGCTGACATGGTGGTGGCGCTGGACCGGCTGCAGGCCATGGCACCGAAAGTCGAGAGCGTTAGCCTCGTCGTCGCCTGGTTTGGCGACGATCTGCGTGTGGGCTCCTGCAAGGTACGGCCAGGGGTCGAGGTCTCCGCCAAGACCACAACGCCGTCGGCATGGTCTGTGAATGGCGTCAGCCGCGCCAACGCCTTCCTCGTCAGCCGCGACGATCAGGATCGCCCGGTCTATGGCGGCACGCCCGCTGATTTCGCGGTGGTGCAGGCGATCCAGGAGATGAAGGCGCGCGGGCTGCGCGTGACTTTCTATCCGTTCATCCTGATGGACGTGTCGCCCGGCAACACGCTGCCGAACCCGTATTCTGACAACGCAGCTGATGCGGGACAGCCCGCCTTTCCATGGCGGGGCCGGATCACCTGTTCGCCCGCGGCGGGATACGCCGGGACGGTGGACAAGACTGCCACGGCCGCCACACAGGTCGCGGCGCTGTTCGGTGCCGCGACGCCCGCGAACTTCAGTATCTCGGGTCAGTCAGTTTCGTGGACCGGGCCGTCCGGCGACTGGGGCCTGCGGCGCATGGTGCTGCATTACGCCCATCTCTGCGCGGCGGTGGGCGGGGTCGACACCTTCCTGATCGGCACGGAGATGCCGGGGCTGACGACCATCCGCTCGGGCGCGTCCACCTATCCGGCGGTGCAGGCCTATCGGGACCTCCTTGCGGACGTCCGATCGATCCTCGGGTCGGGGACGAAGATCGGCTATGCCGCCGACTGGAGCGAGTATTTCGGGCACCAGCCGGGCGACGGCAGCGGTGACGTGTTCTTCCACCTCGATCCGCTCTGGGCCGATCCGGAGATCGACCTCATTGGCATCGACAACTACATGCCGCTGTCCGACTGGCGCGACGGGTTCGAGCATGCCGATGCGGCCGAGGGCTGGCCCGCGATCTACGACCGCGCCTATCTGCAGTCGAACATCGCGGGCGGCGAAGGCTTTGACTGGTTCTACGCCAGCGCCGCCGACCGCACCGCGCAGGTGCGAACACCGATCACGGATGGCGCCGCGGCCAAGCCGTGGGTCTTCCGCTACAAGGATCTGCGTGCCTGGTGGTCAAATGCGCATTACGACCGTCCAGGCGGGGTCAAGAGCGGGAGCTCGACGGCATGGGTGCCGCAGTCGAAGCCGATCTGGTTCACCGAGCTTGGCTGCCCCGCCATCGATCGCGGCACCAACCAGCCGAATGTATTCTTCGACCCGAAGTCGTCCGAGAGCTTCACACCGCATTTCTCGCGGGGCTGGCGGGACGATGCCATCCAACGTACTTATCTGGAGGCGACCTATCTCTGGTGGGGCACGCCCGCGAACAACCCGGTGTCGTCCGTCTATGACGGGCGCATGGTGCATGTGCCGGAATGCGCCGCTTGGACCTGGGACGCGCGACCCTATCCGTTCTTCCCGGCGCTGACCGACGTCTGGACCGATGGGGCAAATTGGCGGCTGGGACATTGGCTGACCGGGAGGCTTGGCGCGGTGTCGCTGGCGGCCCTTGTGCGCCATCTCTGCGTGCGTGCGGGAATGCCCGAGGCCCGGATCGACGTCACCGGACTCTGGGGCGCGGTCGAAGGCTACGCCATTGGCGCACTGGAAAGCCCACGCGCCTCGATCACCACGCTGTCGCGGCATTTCGGGTTCGACGCGGTGGAGACCGAGGGCACGATCCGTTTCGTCATGCGTGGGCGCGCGGCCGTGGCCAGCGTGACGCACGACGATCTGGTGGCTGCCCGAGAGGGCGACGTGCTGGAACTCACCCGCGCACAGGAGACGGAACTGCCGCAGGCCCTCAAATGGCAAGTAGCGCGGGCCGACGAAGATTACGATGCCGCCCTCGTCGAGGCGCGCCGCATCACTGTGGACACCACCCGCATCGCCTCAGAAAGCTTCCCCATGGCGGTCCCGCCAGAGGAGGCCGAGCGCCGCTGCCGCCGCGCGCTGATGGAAGCATGGACCGGGCGGGAGACGGCAGCGTTTCGCTTGCCACCCTCGCGGCTGGCACTGGATCCGGCGGATGTCGTGACGCTGGAACACGACGGGCGGCATATCCCGCTGCGATTGGTCTCCATCGCTGATGCCGAGGCGCGAGGGATCGAAGCTGTCCGTCAAGACCGCGCGGCCCACGATCAGCCACCCGGAGCACCACGCCCATCGTCCCTGTCAAAAGCCGTGGTGTTCGGCGCACCCGAGTTGGTGCTGCTGGATCTGCCGCAATTGACTGAGGATCAGCCTGCCCATCGCCCGTTCGCCGTGGCTCATGCCGTTCCCTGGCCAGGTGAAATGGCGGTGTTTCGCAGCCCATCGACGGATGGATTTGAACTGCTGACCACCTTTGGCGGCCGTGCCCGGATCGGGACGCTGGTCTCGGAATTCTATTCTGGTCCGACATCGCGGTTTGATCTCGGCAATGCGCTGGTGATCGATCTGCTTTCCGGCACGCTGGAAAGTGTCACCGATCTGACACTGTTCGGCGGGGCCAATGCGCTGGCAGTTGAGTCCGCGCTAGGTGTCTGGGAGATCGTGCAGGCAGGCGTCGCCGAGCTGATCGCACCGGGCCGCTATCGCCTGACGCGCCTGCTGCGTGGCCAGCGCGGCACGGAAGCGGCTATGGCCAACCCGGTTCAGGCAGGCGCGCGGGTCGTGGTGCTGGACGCGGCGATGGCGTCATTGCCGATCGCCGAGGCCGATCTCGGGCTTCCGTGGAGTTGGCGCATCGGCCCCGCAAGCCGCCCGGTCAGCGACGAGACCTATGT